GACCCTAATTTTATAAACCCTATAATAGAAGATGAAGCAGCGTCTTTAACAACTAACTTTAATTCTTTTCCTGGTGCCTGGTCTGGAGAAAAACTAGCAATCATTTCTAACATTGTGTTAAAAGTGGAGTGTTGCATTTCAACCACGTGTATCTCTAACTCTTCAGGTTCCATATAATAATTACGGAACATATCATCTTCCAATCCAAAACCTGGTAGTGATGGTGGAATATTCTTAACTCTTTCAATCTTTCTCAATCTAAAATAGTCATCTATACGATTCAAACTATCAAAATAATTTCTAAAAATATCTGAGCAATGTAATGCTTGATTAACGTTTAGCGTCTTCATTATTCCATTTCATTAATAACCATACTGGTATTACAAATACTAATACCATAAATAATATAAAAATTAATCCTACTCCTATTATTTCCATCATAATTCATTTCCCCAATTGTCCCAACCATCAAACTCTTGTCTAGCAAATAGTTCTATTCTTGGTAAATCTCCACACAATTCAACTATTCTTGACCTAACCTCATCTGGTTTTCTACTATGTTCTCTTCGTTCAGCAACTACTAGTCTATCAACATTGGTACCAACTCTACTTGGTTTTCCTTTACTTGCTAAAATACATATTTCAGGATTGGCTCTTGTCCATAATCCTGTTCCTTTAAAATAATAATTCTTAATTCTGTTCTTGTTCTTTTTTATCCAATAAAATCCTACCGTCTTATATGTAAAACCCCACTTCTCAACTATTGGTATTTGTTTATGTAATAATGGGTCTGTACACCACATAAACAATACACAATTCTTATCTGCAATATCTCCAATTGGTAAGTCTCCAATCTCTTTCATTGTCATTGTTGGATAATGATGTATAGGATTTGTTTGTGCCTTTTCATTATTCCAATTCTGAAAATGCCAAGGAGGATCGGCGTATATTATATTATACTTCTTATTACTTAAACCTGTCATAGAATCAACTAACATAACTTGTCCATATAAATTTCATTATTAATAACAATACACAAAATTGCCAAAATTTAATACCTGTCATAGCAAAAAATCCACCTGTCATTACTGATACAAACATTATTAAGTCCAGAAATCCTCCAAACTTGCCACTCGTTCATACCTCCATCCAATTGAATCTAATATAAATCTCATTGGACCTAAAAATGTTTTTTCAAATTGAGTTGTATAATCTATGTACTCTTTCAACTTAAATTCTCTAGGTAATTTTGTAAGATAACTAATAACACCATACTTAAATGGATTTGGTTCTTTTAATAAAACAAATTTAATCTTATCACCTTCTTGTATCAATGGATACTTTGTTGTTAATCTATTTACTTTAAGATAATGGTTGTATATCAATGACCCTTTAACGTGTATAGGACAACTCTTCTGAAATATATTACTAGCGTCTGTATATTTTTTAAGATTATTACAAGACCTTGGAAAAGCAATCGCCTCTGGTTCTAAACTTTCAAATTCATTTTTAAACTTATCAACAAAATCTATTAAATCTCCTTCTTCTTTTGCCATTATAATATCAATACACTCTTTAATTCTCTTTCTACAAATTGCTGGTGTTGAAGATTTAATTGCCTCAATACCCATAATTTTCATTTTAGGTTTAGCAAATCTAACACCTTCTTGGTCATATACATTTAACATATATCTTTTCTTTGATACCCATATACCTTTGTCAGCAATAACTTCTCTATCCATTTCCATCTTCTGTTGATAAGCGTTGGTATATTCTGCAAGTTCTTTATAACACTTATCAATAAATGGTTTAAATTGTTTCTCACTTGCCTTATGTAAAAACTCTACCGTTTGTTCTTTTGTTTTATTACCACAAATTTTTTCTACTAACTTTTCTAAACATACATAAATTGAATCTGTATCAGAAGCAATAACATAATCTTTATCTTCCGTTTTTAATAAATGATTTAAATAATCATTCATCTTGTCTTCAATAAATTTAATAACATACTGACCTCCAGTAGTTATCGCTGTCGCTTGTCTTACATCATAGTACCTAAAAAATTGATTACCAATTGCACCATAAGCACTATTCAATGCTATCTTTCTTGACCATTGTATGTTATGGAACCTACTAATCTTTTTAAGTAAAGATGTTTCTCTTGTCTTTTCATATTCTTGTTTTGCTTTAATTTCTTTTTGTTTAAACTTAACTCGTTCTTTATACATTGTCTCCATCATTTCAGCAAGAAAACCTTGACTATCGGTTTTAAACAATGCACCATTTGGAGTTATACACGCACCTTCTTTTTTAAGATAACTTAAATCTGATTTCTTTTTTAAAAAATTACTTACAGAAACACCATTACCTTTCACACCAATAATTTTTTCAGGTGAAATATTATACTGCATAATTAAATGTGGGTACAAACTATTTAAATCAAATGATACCACCCACTTATGCATACCAACTTGTGGATCTTTTACATACGCACCAATATATTTTGTATCTTTACTATGTTCTTCTCTAGGTGGTACAGCAATCTTTTTTGTTAACAAGTGATTAAAGATTAAAGTATCCCAAGTTCTAACTTGACTAAACACATCTGAATAATTTACCTTAGCGTCATATGCCATAGTTAAAACTAGTTCAATTAAACCAAGTTTATCTTCTAGTCTATCCACTAGTTCAACATCTTGAATATTATAATCTATAAATGTTTGTAAATCTTTTGTATACCACTCTTTAAAGGTATCATATGGGTTGTCATCTTTTTGTTCGCCTAATTCTACTTGAGCAATCCAATTCAATCTATAACTCTCTTGTCTTTGTGGAATATATTTTGTATATAAGTCCAAGTAATCTAACATTGCAATACCCACTACATTATATACCGTTTGTGGTCTGCCTCTTACTTCAACCGTTTCTTGTTCTACTATGTTCCAAGGTGATAGTTTTTTTATTACCTTGTCTTCGGTTAATAATTTAATTCTATTACATAGATATGGTAAATCAAAAAACTTTGTATTCCATCCTGTAATAACATCTGGATAATTTTTCATCCAAAATTTCATAAACTCCATTATTAAAACTTTTTCATTTGCACATTTAATATATGTTATATCTTTACGGTCATTTTTATAATCACCTATACCCCAGGTTATAATCTGTTTGTTAGATTGATTTTTAACCGTGATACAAATTAATGACTCAACTGGATTTTCCACATCTGGAAATCCATCTTCACAAGTTGTCTCTATATCTAATGTAAAAATTTTAATATATTCTTTTGACCATTCAATAATTTCTGGATATTCTGTTGAAATATATTGATATTGAAATCTATCTAAACCAAATAATGGAGCACCACTATATGATTTTTTAAATTCTCTTGCTCGTGCAATACTAGTAAAGTTTAAAGCTTTTAAATTCTGACCTTGTAATGTTTTCCAATCTCCATTACCTAACACAAACATAGTTGGTTTAAAATCCAACTTCTCTTTAAAGTCCTTGTTTCTTTCTATACCACGGACTAATAGTTTTCCTTTATGCTCTATAACTGACTTATAGAAATTCATTTAAATTTCCTTCACTTCTATATTTGCTAATGTTCTTCCTATTATACACTATTTCCTTGCTTAAGTCAAATGGAATTTTCCGAGTTTCACGATAGCTAGTTTCTTCAGAAGTTTTTATCCACCAAATCAAATCGGTATCTTTTGGGTATTTCATATGCCAAGTAACCGTTGAATTTTTTAATTGTTTTCGGTATTTCTTACTCATTGGGTAGATATACCTAAATTGTTTGCCCTTCACTCGACTCAGCTTTAATTCTTTTAGTTGTTGTGGGTTTGGTCTATGACCATATTTTAAACCTTCTTTATTTGGTAATTGTCCTTGTAAAGTTCTAGGGTGTACTTTCTCTCCTCCTTCGGTAACATAAGTATCAGTTATAGTAAATCCTCCATATAAAAAATTAGCTGCCTGATATACATAACCAGGTTTGCCTACAATACCATCTGCCCAAGTAAAAAGATATTTAACTTTTGCATTTTCTCTTAACCATTGAATTGCTAATGATAGTAATTGTGATTCACTATTGCGTGGCATTTTATCATCCATACACATCTTGCCTATCTCTAGGTAATCTTTTGTATCTAAATTTGGAAATAACTTTTGAATTGTATGTTTGGGTCTTGTTCCCCAACCAAAGGTAATAACACCAACTAGTTCATCTTCGTTGAAACAACCTAGGTAATGTTTAGTGAGTCTCGGCATTACTGCCGAATAATGGCGTTCAGCAACAAATTCAGCTGCTGTTATTTTGTGTAATGGTTTTATTATCATTATATATCATCTTTATTTCTCAAATGTACTATCAATTTATCGTGTTCTTTGCCTAACATTATTTGGCAACCTAATCTACTTCGTTTAGGATCATAACCCTTTTCAGTTTCTAAAAGTTCTTGCTCTAAACTATTCTCATCAATTGGTAAATTATCCACATAAATGTGGCAGGTAGCACAGGCGCAATTGCCCCCACAATCGGCAGGTATTTCGGGAATTGGAACACTACTAAACTTTGTAGCAGCCTCCATAATTGAAAATCCTGGTGGTACTTCAACTCTTATCTTTGATCCGTCTCTTACAAAATATATTTCTATCATTCATCACTTAAAGTTTAGGTAAGTCTGTTTCAGTTATTAAACTTGGTTTACTTGGTTCTATAATTCCTGTTCCTAAATGATAATTGTATGAATTTTTTATATCTTTTTTTGGTTGGACCTCAGCAATAATGTGATCTCTTTTAAGAGTAATCACTTCATCTTTTGCATAAGGTAAATAGGGTGTTAACATTAATTGCACAGGTTTTCCTGGTGCTGCTTGTGTTGGTATAATCACAAACGCTTTTTTAATTTCTGTTAACTCTCCTGATTGATGTTGTTTTTGTGCGATAACATCTTCGCCAGTTGTTTATCTAAATATTTTTACTTCCATAATCTCCTCCATTATATCATTACTTTTATCTAATTTTAATTCTCGTCCTTTAAACTATATCTGGTTGTTATTATATACTTACGGTTAGGGTTAACCATTACATTAAATCTGTTCATTGTTTCTCTATCAAATAGAATTTTGGATTTTTCGTCTCTATCGTCTAAAGTAAATTCTACTTCTTTATAATATCCACCTGCAAATTCCACATCAAGTTGGATAACATATCTATCTTCTTTATAATCTCTTAAACCACCTACATTGATTGTTTCTTTTCTTATTATATCATTTGTAAGTGATTTACCTTCTAACGACCAAGTAATTTTCTTACCACTAACTTTCATTTTGTCAGCGTGTATAACGGATGTACCTGAATTACCCGTATCAAATTTTCCTACAATTCGTCCGAATGGGTGTATGTAGACCACTTCTTTATAACCACACTCACTAGGTACTCTCTTCCAATTGTGTCTATCTTCAAAATGTTGTATAATTTCTTTACTTAAATTTCTTCCTGTTGCCTCTTCAATACCTTGTGTACCAGCAGAAGAGTTAACTTCTATAATATATGGTGGATCTTTTTCTCTATTCTTGGAAGGTATAAAATCTACTGCAACAAATAAACCATCTACTGCTTTCGCAGCTTTTAAACTTTCTTCAACTTCCACTTCCGTTAATTTTAAATTTTTTACTCCTGCACCTTGTGATACATTACTTCTAAAATCTCCTGGTATAACTTCTCTTTTCATTGAAGCTAATACTTGTCCATTTAATACCAAAACTCTAGCGTCCCAATCTGTTTTAATATATTGTTGTAATAATATATCAGCGTCTTCATCTTGTTTATTAAGTAATTGAACAATAGAATCTAATGCTCTTTCTGACTCAATGAATAAGACACCAACACCTTTTGAACCTCTTAATGTTTTTAAAATAACTGGAAACTTATCCTCTAATTGTTCAAAAGCTGCCATTGAATTTTCTGGATCGGTAACCAATACTGATACAGGTTGTTTAATACCATAATCAGATAATCTTAATGAAGTTCTATATTTGTCAGCACACATACTGACACACTCTCTACTATTAATAACACATACTACGTGCTTCTCTAATCTTGAAATTATATCCATCCAACTATCTCTACGGACAACTGAACCTCTTATAATAGCAATTGTATCTCTCGCTGAAACTCTAAACCCCTTTTTATCGTCCTTGTTATGGAAATATAACTCTTCGTCTTCTTCTTTGGTTACATAACCACCAGTATTTCTATAAATGTACGCTTTATGTCCTAACTTAAGCGCCTCTTTTAATAGATTTTTGGCTGTATGGAAATTTAAATCATCTTCAGGTTCATCTGAAATAATGATTAATCTATAAGGGCCAGCTTTTTTAGCTTCTGTTATATATTCTTTGAATTTTGGTACTTGCATTACTCATCTTCTTGTTTTACTTCTTCTTTTTTTTCTTCGGTAACATTCTTCTTACCGATATTATATTTAGTGGATAGTGTCCACTCTTTCTTTTCTTTAAATGGTAAAACTTTTATTTGACTCAAAGGTGCTTTGCTTTCACACTTTGTTTTATCAAGTATCTCAATCAAACTCCAATCCTGTAATAGAACAGCAATAGTATTTCTACGCTGTATATCATTTTCTGTTAGTGTTGATTTTTTACCATCTAAAGCAAATAGTTCTTTGAAATGTGTAATGTAATATTTCCCTTGCTTATGTAATATGTGACAAGATTGAAATAATGTTTTGTCTTTTCTGGATGCTACACCTATTCTTGTAAGTGTCTCTCTAACTTTTAAGAAATCGTCTGGTTGTTTGATTGATACTTCCAGCATATCACCAACCGACCATTTTATAACTTCATCATTCATTTTCTTTTTCTCCCACCTTTTTCAAGGTTCAATTTAATATTTTCAAGTTGGTCATTTGTTAGTATGCTTAAAGCCTCTTTTGCTTTTGAATTACTATATCCATAATACTCTTTTAATAATTCAAGGTCTTTCACTTTCTTTTGTGAGAGCCATTTACCACCAAATCGCCTTCTCTCTCTTATACTATTTATAAAATAGTCAAATTGCATTTTCTTTGGGAGAAAATGATAGCCATTCATTTCGTTGCTGTGCATTATTGTATCATAAAACATAGACAAACATCTATTAATAATAAAGGGTGCGTATTTCTTTTCCCAAGTAAGGTCAGCTGTGTCTAATAACCGTTTCTTGGTCACATTAATTGCATTTAAATAATCTTTTAGTTCGTACATAACTTCTTAATAAAAATTAGTTTTTTATCTTCACCTGTGGGTTTAACATATAGTTTTTTCAACTCTTCTTTACTATGCCATTTCATAGATACTGATTTATGTTTAGGTAATCCTGCAGTTTCGCCTATCATTTTCCAATTGTCTGCCTTATAGACAGCACCATTATTACCACCTGCAACAAAGGTAATTAGGTATTTTAATTCGTTACCATACTTTTCCTGCCAATATGGAATCGCTTGTCTCCTTAATTCTTTTAACACTCTGGTTCCAACATTTTTAATCTTTTCCCTTAAACAGAACCTCCAATTATTCGCAAAACTATTGAAGTTTTCCTTATATGTCTTCAAATCCATACCAATATAATTGAGTATATCCTTTGGTGCTGGATATACAGATGAGCCTATTCCTATCATACCAATTGGTCTTTCATCATAAAACACTACCCAATCTACTCTCCGACCAACGGAGGCTGTTGTTGGTACATAGCTATGATACTTTGATATAGTCTCTCTAATATACTCTTTAGATTGCTTATCATTGGCGATTCTTAACTCGATTGTTTCCATTCTTTATTATGTCCACTTACTCCAAAATGCATTGTATTAAAACTTATAACATATCTTTCATCTGTAGTATTGGTTTTTGTGCCGTGTTCTAACCAACTTGGAAATAGATATAAATGTCCTTCTCTTGCAGGCAGTATTGCTTCCATAGCATTGTATCCTGTGACCTCACTATAGAGTTCACACATCTTATAAGGTTGCAAAGGATTTTTAAAAGTTAAACCTACTGAACCTTCAGGACATTTTGGATAATATGCACCACTAATAAGACTTGCTTGGTGCCTATGCATTTTTAAACTTGTATTATTATTCATAATACTAAACCAACTATTAATCATTTCAAATTCTCTTAACCCTAATAACTTTCCATATTCTTTTAAACGCTGATCAAATTCTCTCCTTAATTCGGCGAATTCTGGTTTATCTAATATACTATCATATGGATTATATGTACTCTTACCACCACCTTCTAATAAAGGGTGATCTTTCATTGATGGTTTATATGCTTCTAATTTCTCCGTAATATGGTCATTAGGTGAGCATAAAATCCTAAATTCCATTACTGCTAATGGAAATATATTATGTATTTCTGTTGTCATTAATGCCTACTTCTGTTTAGACCATTTAAATGTTTGTGTAATAGTAAAATTGTCTGAATTGTAATCACCATTAACACTATCACCATCTTGACCAGTTGTACCATATTTTAATGTGGTTGTATCTGGTGTAAATGTTTGATTTGCACATCCGACTAATACTAAAAATAAGATTATATTAAATATAACTTTTCGCATATTGTTTTCCTTTCTCTATTGTTATAACCATAAGTGTTGTATATAAAATTGTGCCTAATAATGTATTATGAAAGAATGGTATTGCCATTGTATAAGACATTAATAATCCATCAAATGTTTTTGGGTAGTAATCCCATATAGTCCATACTGCAAAATTTGTTATTATAAAAAATAATACAGAAGATAAAATTGCCATTGTACCTAACTGGATATATTTTCTTTTAAATTGCATTGACCAATTACTAATTAAAGTTGATAAACCTATTGCTCCATACACCCATAACATATATGGATGAAAACCTATAACTAAATCTGAAATAAACATTGCTAATAATGGAATTGACATTGCAATCCATCTATCATTAATTATATATGGAGTATAAATTGCTGTTGCTAAAATTGGTGTAAAGTTTGGTGGGTGTGGAATTAATCTTCCCAAGGCAAGTATGCCTAGAACAAATAAAAAGGTTAGAATATTTTTTTTCATTTAAAATTACAATTTGCCATTATCTCCGTTAAACAAGCGACCATATTAATCTCTTGGTCTGCAACAAAAGCTGCCTTGTATTGGTAACCTGCAATAATTAAAACTGCCTGTGGTACTGATTTTGGTTCCAGATATTTGTAAAGTATATCATATAGACCTGTAAATAATGATGATGGATCTTTATCTAAATTCTCAACAACCCATTTACGCATATCATTAAACTTTTTATCTTTAAGCATAGCAATTAATTCTTTATTGTTTGCTTCAGATAAACTGAATAATATACCACTATCAATCTTACCTCTAACGGAGTACCGTTGAAGTTCATTAATAGTTCTTCTGAAATCTGGAAAAAACTTTTGTATTAATTCAGCAAGGACTTTCTTGTCAAAACTAATTTTCTCTTCTTCTAATATCTTACCAAGTCTCTTCATAAAAGCAGACGCCGTTTTAACTTTTTGACCGTTGCCAATCTTAAAGTCAATCACGGTACATCTACTATGAAGTGCTGGTATGATTTTGTTTTTGTAATTGCAAGTGAATATAAATCTACAATTATTATAAAATGTTTCTATAAAATTTCTTAAAGCAGGCTGAACACTATCAGCATTCATATAATCTGCTTCATCTACAATCACCACCTTGTGTGGTGCTTCTTCTGTTAGGGAAACGGTTGACGCAAAATTTTTAATTTTATTTCGTAAGGTATCAATGTGCCGACCTTCATCTGAACCATTGATAATAATGTAATCAGTTTTCAACTCTTCACATAAAGCACGAGCCACGGTAGTCTTACCTGTGCCTGCTGTACCTGATAATAAAAGATTTGAAATTTCACCAGATTGAACAAACTTTTGAAAAGTCTCTTTAAGTTCTAGTGGTAAAATACATTCACGTATTTTTCTAGGTCGGTATTTTTCAACCCATAAGTAATCGGACATTTAGAACCTCCTTAAAATTCGGAATCTGGTTCTAATGCTATCCAATATTGTATAGGTCTATTGCGATTAACAAAATGAGATATTTTTTGTTTAGAAATAGCAACATCATAATCATCAGGAAACATTTTAAAGTTTTCTGCTTTAAAGTAAGCAGTAAATTCTTTAGTTGTTTCGCCAAGATTTACAGCATAAGTGTTTGATGACTTATTCTTTTTATCTGTTGCAAGTATAGTTAACTTTTTACCATCACCTTTAACGGCAATATCTGGTAAATTTAATGTAGTATAACCTTTTCTAACTTTATCAAAATCTAATTTTGTAAGTTTAAAAGTTACCTCTTTATCTGGCATAGTTATAGTTTTGCTTGGTGCAACTATAACAGATTTGTCAGCAAAGAAATACTTTACTTGTTGTCTTGATTTGTTATCAGCAATAGCAACATTTGAACCTGAATTAAATTTTAAATCTGGACTTTCAAATAATTCGACTGCTCTTAAAAATTCAGGCAAATCGTATATTGCAAATTCAGATTCCATTGATTCAGATATATTAGCTTCTGCCAATATATTTTTCATTGTTGAAATCGTTGATAGTTTCTTTCCAGGTTTTACTAAAATGTTCTGGTTTATTTCAGAAAAGTTTTTTAGTATAGAAAGTGTATCACTTGATAGGTTCATTTCAATTTTTCTCCATAATAATTAATAATATAAGGACATTATATCATAATTGATAGTAATGTCAATGGTGGTTAATGTAAAGTCTTTTGTAATTTTTCTAATATCTTCTCGGGAGTTGTCTCAATATATGGGTCTCCATCTATACCTTGGTCATTAATACCTGGCTCTTCAAACCAATGTTCTACTTCACCATCATTAACAATCATTGCATATCTCCAAGACCTCATACCAAAACCTAGGTGTGTTTTATTAATTAACATACCCATACGTCTAGTAAAATGACCATTGCCATCTGGTATCATCTTAACTCTATTGATTTGGTGTTCATCTGCCCAAGCGTTCATTACAAACGAATCGTTTACACTCATACAATAAACATCATTACAACCTTTGGTAATAAACTCATCATAGAGTCTTTCAAAGTTTGGTAATTGTTTTAGTGAACAAG